GAAGATGAGTTTGCAGATATCAGAGGTCAAACAGCAGGACTTGGTCTTGTATCTGCTTTAAAAGGTTTAGGGATAGCAGGAGAATATTTATTCAATCAAGGTAGAGCAAAAGCTTTTAATAAAGTGTTAGATACCGCCGTAAAAAATACAGAACAAAAACAAATAAAAGAAGCTGTAGAAAGAGCAGCTGCAGCAAGAGTTGCTCAACGAGCAGAAATAAATAGAAATTTAAACCTAGGTGGTTATCAATCTGATTTTGCACAAGACACTGACTTCATGAGTGGTAAAGGTACAGCTGAAGAGATGGGTTCTTTCGCTGATGGTGGTATTGCTACAATGTTTGTGGAGAGAAGATAATGACAAGAGGTGATTTTATTTCAAAAGAATTAAAGCGCAAGATGGCGCAAGCAAGAGGCCGGGGGGAGAAAGGATTTAACATCCCTTTAAGTGAATATGAAAAAGAATACAAAGGAATAACTGAATATTATAATAAAACTAGATCAGCTAAATGGAGTTCTCTAACTTCAACACAAAGAAGTAATTTTATAAAAATATTTGAAAGAAACATCTTACAACCAAAAGGACTATTAAAAGAATTAAGAGCTGATCCTGAAAAATTAAAAAAATTTAAAGAAGATGTTGCTAATAACTCTCGTGTCGAAATTAGAAGAATGTATGGTACAAAAGGTGTTCCTCTATCTGAATCAATTCTAGCAAGAATTGTAAAAGAGTTTAATATAAAAAAATTTGGAAAACTTGCTCCAAGAGGGCTAGATAAAATAAAACCTGAAGTTACAAAGGACGCAAATAAAGTTTTAAATATTTTAAAAGATAATCCAAATATTAGTTCAGCTGAACTTATTAAAAAATCTAATTTTTCTAAAGGAAGACTTAGCTCTGCAGCGATGGCTTTGCAGGCCAATAAAATTTATGATGGTAAAAAACGTTTTAATATTCCTAAAAATTTAAAAACAAGAATAGATAAAATTGATGTTCCAAGAAGTGTAGAAGAAACTTTAATTGAAAAAAAAGTATTAAAACCAGAAGAAATTAAAAGAAGTTTTACTGATCCTAGAAAAGCAATTTCTAAATTTTTTGAGAAGGGAACTGTATTTGAACATACTTTTCCTAGAACACTAATCCCTTTTATAAAGGGAGCGAACAATCAAAAAGTTTTAGAGATAACGGGAACTAGAACTTCTCCTTTTTTAAATCTATTCAAAAGAAGATTTGATAATTTACAAAAAGGCGCTGTGACTAAATTTTTAGAAGATGGCGATTTAAAAGCCTATAATAAAACTATTGATAATATTAGAGACACAGTAAAAAAAGCAACGGGTGGATATGAAGTAGGTTATATAAAATTTGACAAAAATAAAAATGCAACTCCGGTTGTAAATGCAAAACCTGTTACAGAGGGTTTTAAACAATTTGGACTAGAGACTAATCAAAGAATGTCCGCATTTAAAAACGCTAAATATTCTTCTACTCTTCTTAAAAACTACTTAAGAAATCCAGAGGCAGAAATATTTAATAGTTTAAAAATGGAATTTCCTCCCCAAAGTATTTCAACTGATATTATAAAAAATTTAGATGTTGCTGCAAAAAGTTATGAAAAAGCAAAGCCTTCTTTAGGAAACATAAAAAAATTTACTAACTTTGCACAAAAAAATATAGCAAACCCATTAGTTAAAGCATTATTTAAAACATCATATGGAAAAGCAGCGCTAGTAACAGGAGCTGCTTTATCTCCAACTTTATTAGCTGCAGAGGAAAAACCAAAAGATGATATTATTTATAATCCTGAAATAGGAGCCGTGGTAAACAAAGAAACAGACGACAAAGTTTCACAAGCAACTATTTTAGATTGGGCTGCAGATAATCCTATTTATGTTGCACCAATTGCAGCTGCACCCTTATTAAATAAATCAGTTAGATCTAGTACTAAAAAATTATTAGGTGGTTTATTAAAAACGTTAGGAACACCTGGTGTTGCTGGAGGTTTCGCAGCAGCAACAATTAAATCTAATTTAGATGAGGGTAAAGGTATTGCGGAGTCTGTTCTCGATCCGATGGTTGGTATAGAATTATTAGCACCAGATGTTTACAAAAAATTTGGTGGTAAAGGTTTAAAAGGTTTAGCTGGTAAAATATTAAACTTAACTCCAAGAATAGCTGGAGCTATGACTCCCGTTGGACTTGGGATTACTGCTGTTGGTTTAGGAAAAATGGGTTATGATGCAATTCAGAAAGATGTTCAAAGAATGAAAGATGAAGGAACATACAAAGACTTTTTACAAGAACAAGAAGAAATACAAGAAATGGGATATGGCGGTGCGTAATGGATAGACGAGATTTTTTAAAAGCATTAGGATTATTTGCATCAATGCCAATGATGAGTAAATTAAAATTCTTAAACAAAGAACCTGTTAAAGAAGGTATTGCTGCTGTAGCAGACAAAGGTATAGAATTTTACAACGCTGTAATTCAAAAAGTAATTCGTGAAGGTAAAAAAATTAAAGAGTCAGACAGAGTAGAGACTTATGTTCACCCTGATAGACCAGATATTAGAGTTGATGTAGACCAAAGCACAGGTAGCTCAAATGTAGAATTTATGACAGATAGAGACACTAAAGGTTTTGCAGAAATTGATGTTGATGTAGATGAAGTTACAAAAGGTAAAAGAGTTGAACAATTAACAGAGGCAGAAGAAGTATACAGAGTAACTCCAGAAGGAGAGGATTATTACAAAGATGTAGAAGAAGGTATTATGGGAGGAACTAAAAATTTAGAAGAGTTTTTAGGACGTAAAAAGAAAAAAGACGGAGGTATCATGGAATTGACTATCATGCAAATTCCTGATATTGAAGTCAAAGGTGTTGAATCATTATTTAAAGCAAGGTAGGATAGGAAATGGCTACAATAGATAAATCTTTGCCCAATCAAAAAACAACTGTAGAGCTCCCAGGCGAAGCAGAGATTGAAGAAGCAGTAAAAGAAAAAGTTGAAGAAGTACAAACTGAAGGTGGACCTGTCGAAATAGAAATGACAGAAGAAGGTGGAGCTGAAGTTTCATTTGACCCTAAAGTTGCATCTCCTAGCGGTGGTCAAGATCATTTTGAAAACTTAGCAGAATTTTTAGGTGATGGGATTTTAGATGAACTAGGCACAAAACTTTCAGATCAATACACAGAATACAAAGAGTCAAGAGGAGATTGGGAACAATCTTACAGAGAAGGTTTAGAATTATTAGGTTTTAAATACGAAAGAAGAACAGAACCTTTTAGAGGTGCGTCTGGTGTTAATCACCCTGTTCTTGCAGAAGCAGTTACACAATTTCAAGCACAAGCATATAAAGAATTATTACCAGCTGATGGACCAGTCAGAACACAGATTTTAGGAGACGTTACTGTTCCAAAAGAAGAACAAGCTAGACGTGTTAAAGATTTTATGAATTATCAAATTATGGATCAGATGAAAGAATACGAACCAGAGTTTGATCAAATGCTTTTCTATCTTCCCCTGTCCGGCTCTACTTTTAAGAAAGTCTATTATGACGAGCTTTTAGGTAGAGCCGTTTCTAAATTTGTACCAGCAGATGATTTAATTGTTCCATATTCTGCAAACAGTTTAGAGGATGCAGAATCTATTATTCATGTAATTAAAATGTCAGAGAATGATTTACGTAAACAACAAGTTGCTGGCTTTTACAGAGATATTGATTTAGGTAAACCACCTGTTACAGAAAATCAATTAGAAGATAAAAAATTAGAGCTAGAGGGAATTTCTAAAGATGGCCAAGAAGACCAATACACTTTGTATGAAGTTCATACTAATTTAGATTTAGAGGGCTATGAAGACATGGGTCAAGACGGAGAACCTACTGGAATTAAATTACCTTACATTGTAACGGTTGCACAATCTAATAATAAAATTTTATCTATTAGAAGAAACTTTCAACCAACAGATCCATTAAAGAAAAAAATAAATTATTTTGTACAATTTAAATTTTTACCTGGTACAGGTTTTTATGGCTTTGGTTTAATACACATGATTGGTGGACTAACAAGAACTGCAACTGCAGCTCTTAGACAATTATTAGATGCAGGAACTTTAGCTAACTTACCAGCTGGATTTAAATCAAGAGGTATAAGAGTTAGAGATGATGCACAACCATTACAACCTGGAGAGTTTAGAGATGTAGATGCACCTGGTGGAAATATTAGAGATCAGTTTATGCCGTTGCCTTTTAAAGGACCAGATGCAACTTTATTACAATTAATGGGTATTGTTGTTAATGCAGGGCAAAGATTTGCAAGTATCGCAGACTCACAAGTTGGTGACATGAACCAAGCTGCTGCTGTTGGAACAACAGTTGCATTGTTAGAACGTGGCTCAAGAGTTATGTCAGCGATTCACAAAAGATTATACGTAGGTCTTAAACAAGAATTTAAATTATTAGCAAATGTTTTTAAAACTTATTTACCAGAAACTTATCCATACGATGTACCTGGTGCAAGACGTGAAATTAAATTACAAGATTTTGACGACAGAGTAGATATCATACCTGTAGCTGATCCAAATATATTTTCTCAAACACAGAGAATTAGTTTGGCTCAAAGTCAATTACAACTGGCGCAATCAAATCCTCAGATACATAATCTATATCAAGCGTATAGATCTATGTATGACGCGCTGGGCGTAAAAAATGTAAATTCTATTTTACCTCCACCACCAAAACCTATGCCGATGGATCCAGCGCTAGAGCATATTATGGCGATGTCAGGAAAACAGATACAAGCTTTTCCAGGTCAAGACCACAAAGCTCACATTGATGCACATTTACACTTCATGGGACTAAACATGGTGCAAAATAATCCAGCAGTTTTAGCAGTTTTACAAAAAAATATTTTAGAACACATAAGTTTAATGGCACAAGAACAAGTTCAATTAGAATTTGTACAAGAATTACAAGAACTACAAGCCATTTCTGTTCAAATGCAACAAATGGGAGCTACAAATCCAGCAATGATGGGCGGAATGATGCAAAATCCACAAATTATGCAGCAACAAAAACGTGTTCAAGAGATTACAAACGCAATTGAGTCGAGAAAAGCTATTTTAATTGCTGAAATGACTAAAGATTATGTTGCAGAAGAAGAAAAAATTAGTGGTGAATTTGGTGGAGACCCTCTTGTTAAGTTAAAAGCTAGAGAAATTGACTTAAGAGCAAGAGATAACGCAAGAAAAGAGGACGAAGGCCAAGAAAGATTGAATCTTGATAAGATGAGAGCCATGATGAACCAAGAAAACCAAGAAGCGAAGCTAAAACAGAACGAAGAACTAGCTGGTTTACGTGCTGGAGTGTCATTAGCAAAGCAACAAATGGCTGATGCTAGTAAGATTCATGATTTTGGTAGAAACTTTAAGAAAAAATAGTTATAATCAAACAATAAGGAGAACAATATGACTAAAGATTATTTAAGAGGTCAAGGATTTGTCAAAGAACCTAAAGTTGAGAACGAATTAGGCGTTGGCAAAGATGGAATGCAACAAGGTGGTATACCTGTTGAAATGACTGACCCAAATAAGTCTCAAGTGGTTGATGTTAAAGGTACAAGACGTATGAGACCTGACAAAAAACCAGTTAAAGCAACTTGGTACTAATATGGCT